CCGGGCCCCAGGACCGGACAGCGAATCCGCAAGTTCCTGCCAGAAAACGACTTAGGGCCCCCACGATCCAGCCCCGCTTGCCAGGGCCCTGCAGAACGCATGTAGGATAGGGTCATGATAGACCCGCCCTGGATCCAACTTGGCCTCGATGGCCCGGACAGCCCTTGCCCGGACCCGCTGGCCATCCTGCCCGGGGTCGAGGGCGGCCCCGGACCCCGTCCAGCCCTGCTCCGGGCCCTCCCGGCCATCCTGTCCGCCGTGGAGGCCGGGGCCTCCCGGGCTGCTGCCAGCCGGGCTGCAGGGCTGGCCCCCGGGGCCCTGACGGATGCCTTGAACGAGGGCAGGGATGGGGTCGAGCCGTGGTCGACGCTGGCCGTCCTCGTGTCTCACGTCGAGGGCAGAGCGCACCGGGCCCTGGTAGCCTCGATCCGGGCGGCCGGGGTCGAGGGCACCTCCCGGCAGGTCGAGGAGGAGCGGGTCGCCCCGGACGGTGCGGTGACGACCTCCCGGAAGGTCGAGCGAACCGGCCCGGATTGGAGGGCTGCAGCGTGGCTCCTGGAGAGGACGAGGCCGGAGGACTACGGCCGCCATGAGGCGCTGCAAGTGTCGCCGGGAGAAGCCCTTAGGCCTCGCATCGTGCTGCGTGGGGTGGGGGAGGACGAGGCCCGGGCCCTGCAGAACGAACCGGATGGAGCGACCGGGGGGGCTACGGTAGATACTCCCCCCACACCCCACACCGAAAACCCCTGAAGGGATAGGAAGTCGCAATGACATTCACAGTGGACCCTAGTGCATCGTTCGGGACGATTCTTCTGACGGGGTACGCGGATCAGGCGTTTGTGGTGCAGCTGTACACGTTGACGGCGGAGGGCACGGTGGCGGGTACGTACGACATCACGGAGGGTGGTCGTGTGTACAGTCCGCTGGACTGTCGTGTGTATGGTGCTTACGACGCGGAGATGAGGCCTCAGTGGGACTCATCGCAGACGGTGGGCTTGACGGTGGCGCGTACGCCTGGGGAGCCGCACAACGAGCTGACGCTGAGCATTAGTGCTGGTGATGCTGCGACGGTGCAGGGTTGGGCGGTGCGTGGTGGTGTGGGTAGCATTCACGGAGTGGACATGACGGGTGGGCGGAACCCGTTGGGTCGTTGGCGTTGGAAGGTCCGTCACCCTAGTGCTGCGAGGACTTGATGGCTGCAGATCCGACGATTGCGAAGGTGTTCCCTGGTCTTGTGATCCAGGGGGAGCCGGGTGCCCAGAAGAACCGTGATCAGCTGTACCGTGCGGTGCAGGCTGTGGAGTTTGACGCGGGTGGTGGTGAGTACGTGATCCCCATGTCAGGGACGCTCAGCTCTGCGGCTAACTTCCCGGTGGAGATTGTGTTCCCGATGCGTGTGCCTGAGAGCGGCGAGGGGCAGGGTCACTGGTTCGTGGATGGTCAGAAACTTGAGGTCGAGTTCGACATTGAGCTGGTGGCGAACCCGACGGTGGAGGCGGCTGCGCTGTACGTTGGTCCTGTGTGGAATGACTTGGTGGACGTTGGGACGACGACTGTGACGGACGCGCTGACGACGATGCGCGTGGACGCTGGTCACCAGCCCTACATCAACTTCGGGCTTGGTCTGTCGCAGAACGTCCCCCAGCAGTTCCGTGGCAGTTTTTCCATGACTGCGCTTGGCCCGCAGACTCAGTGGCTGCGGTTTGATGACTTTGAGCGGTACGACGGCGTTGACGAGCCGACGGTGGGCCCTACCACTAAGTACCCCAGCTTGGCTGAGTACACGCGGGACTTCTCTGGCACCACGGCTCGTAGTCTGTACCTGATGTGTACTCTGACTTCGGGTACGGGTGCGGCGTTGAGCACAGACGTGCGCCTGCGGCGCGTGAGCGCGTTCATCACGGGTATCCCGGGTAAGAACGAATGACCGATGAGCAGCGCGACAGCTGGGCTCTGGTGAGCCGTATGGGGCTGGAGGAGGTGGCGAAGGTCGCGCAGGAGCTGATCGATGCACACCATACGGGTGACCGGACTGAGACTCTGGTGCGAATGGGACAGTTGAAGTTTGCGCTGCAGGAGGCGCGTAAGGCATGAGGGCTTTGAGCTGCGTTGTGTTGGCGTGTGTGCTGTCTGGCTGCCCGACCCTGCCCCCTGGGGTGGTGGACGAGGAGCGGTGCGCAGAGGCCGTTGAGAAGGCCTACCGGGGGGAGATGACTCCGGCAGAGGCCCGGCGCTACATGCGCCAGCCGAACGAGTCCCAGTTTCCCTGGGAGGAGATCCTGATCCTTGGCGGCGCGGCCCTTGGCCTGCCGACGGCGGGGGTCGGGGCTGCGCGGTACGCCAAGCGTCGCCGCCAGCAGCAGGCCCAGGAAGGCAGCTGACATGGCTACCCCGTACTGGGTGACCGGGGACCCACTTGGTGCGAGTGCGCCGGTTCCGCTCAAGTACGGGCCACACCCTGATCACGACATCTTCGTCTGGGACCCTAACCCAGACGTGATCCCCAGCGGCGGATACGCCTGCATCGTGCAGATGCACGGCGGTGGCAACCAGGGTGGGTCCGGGTGGACGAGCAATACTGCAGTGCCCTTCGGGTTCCTGGAGGCTACCTACGGCGACTACTCCCTGGAGCGCAACAACGAGGTCGCTCCGGTCATGGTCTGCCCCATCTCCTACCCGATGGGCATGACCATCTTCTCCGGGGCGGCCCCGGGCGGCACAACGGGGGCTCGCCCGCTCAACTGGCACCCTGAGCCTGCAGACACGGTGAAGGCGGCCAAGCTCGCCATCGCCTGGGTCAAGTCCAAGGCCGCAGCCAACGAGGCCCCGTTCGCCAACGTGAACCCTGACCTCGTGTTCGCTGGCGGCATCTCGGCAGGATCGACCTGGATGTTGTCGGCTGCGTTCACCCCGCCGGTTCCTGCCACGCTGTACGGCGAGGACAGCCGCCCTGCGGGCCTGATCCTGGGTCACTGCGTGCCGGACATCAACGAGCACGACCCCTCTACGTCCAACACGGACTGGATGCTCAACGGCTACCAGCGGTGGTTCGGCCAGGGCATCTCCAAGGCCGACGAGATCGTGGCTGCGGAGCGGGATCTCACCGTCTCCAGCGACGATCCGGCTGGCGTGAAGGGCTACCACCCCTCCGGGTTCAACGAGCTACGGCGTCGGATGGCAGGCAATGGCGCGTCGATCTACGGATCACTGCCGATCTACACACAGAACCCGACCAACAGCCGGATCGAGACCACCCCGCCGTGGTCTGACGATCACTCTGCAGCCCAAGCACGGGTGCTGCACGAGTACCTGGAAGAGACCACAGCGTACACCGCGTCGCACTACCACGCCGCGCTGCCCAACGGCAGCGAAGGTCTGGCCTCCGACGCAGTGCCCTCTGCTAGCTGGGCCTACACCTGGAGCAACCAGCAGAACTACGAGCTGATGACGCAGACGCTCATCGACGTTGGCTACGACATCACGACGACGCCCGCGCCCTAACCCCCAACACCGACATGACTGAAAAGATGAAGTGGAAGGGCCACATCTGCGCGGTCCTCATCAACCCTGACGGCTCTCGCGAGACGGTCGAAACCCACAACCTGATCACCACCAAGGGGCTGGAGATCATCGCGCAGGTGATGAACCTGCACTTCGGCACCGGCACACCGACGCCCAACACCTTCTCTCAGGTGGCCCTGGGCACTGGGTCCGGCGCTGTGGCAGTTGGTGACACGCTTGACGACGTGGGGGTCGCAGCGTCCGCAGGCCTCGCCAGCGCCGACAGTGGATACCCCAAGCTCAACGACAACGACGGAGACAACTCTGGCGCTGGAGCCAACGTCCTGACCTGGAGAGCGCAGTGGGGCGTGGGCGTGTACACCAACACGATCACCAACGTCGCCATCACCACCTCGACTGCCGCGCACCCGACAAGCGCCGAGGACATCCTGAACCACTCGCAGTTCTCCTCGTCCATCGTCAAGGGCGCTGGTCAGGCACTCAAGGTGTTCGTCAACGTCGAGATCACCTGATAGGTCGTGTCCAACACGTTCAAGCGGGTCATCTCGACCACAGCGCCAACCAGTACCGGCACGGTTGACTACACCGTTGCCGGTCTAGGCGCATCTACGCACATCAAAGGCGTAGAGGTCGAGGTGGCCCGTGCGGTCACGTTGGGCACTGACACGGATGGGCGCTCAGGCTGCAGGGGGTTCAGCGACGGAACGACTGAGGCAGTCCTCAGCTGGTCTAGCGAGCACGGCGTCACCACTACAGACACATACACCTACTCCGCGCAGGACAAGGTTGTAGCGTTGATGGACCCGGCGGACGGGTCACTAGAGGCGGTGGCGACGTTTGACTCGTTCATCACCGATGGCGTCCGACTCAACTGGACAACAGCTCCTAGCTCAGCGTATCGCGTCGCAGTCGTCATTACCGCAGGGCCTGACGTAGAGTGCGACGTTCAGATCGTAGACCCAGCAGACGCTCTTTCAGGCACGGTTACCGTCACGCCTGGATACACAGCAGAGACCAACCTTGTGCTGGCCCTTGCTGGCACTATCAGCACTGCGTTTGACGGCACGCTAGAAAGCTCTAGCAGCGTGTCTTGGGGCGCATGCTCCAACGACGGCACGACCGTGACGCAAAACGCTGAGGCTTGGTCCTACCAGGATGCAGTCTCGACTACGCTCGACAGCGGCATTCTGCACCTGAATCGCCTCGCGTCCCACGTCAGCGCAACGGCTCTCGGTGTCTCCTACGCGGCTAGCGGCTTCAACGCCTCTACTGGTGCGTTCACGCTGACAACGGCTGGGGCTTCAGCTACATCTGCTGAGCGTATAGCCGTGATGATGTTCCACATGCCGTCGAACATCGCGGTCAAAGTCTACTCGCACTCGTTCACCAGCACGGTAGGCACCCAGTCGTTCACCGACCCGGGCTTCCAGCCGCAGTACATCTGGTACGGGCTGTCGCTGTTCAACGCGACAAACACCGTGCGGACCAATGCTCAGGCAGGGTCCTACGGAAGCGGGCACGCAGATGAGGCGGGCGTTGAGTGGTGCGGCTCGTACGCTGACAGAGACAACCGCACAACCAGCGACACTCAGTCATTGGTTGACGAGGTCGCCATCGAGCTGCCCCTGCACGCTGGTGGCGCAGGGTACACCGGCACCGTAGACAGCTGGGACGCCACTGGCTACACGATCAACTTCACGAGTGTCGTCGGCACCTCTCGCTTTCATATCGGGTACGCCATCGAGCAGGAAGACTCCCTGTACGATCAGGTCGATGACAGCAGTACGGCTAGCGATGCCGTGCTAGGCAGCATCTTTGCTGTCGTTGCCGACGAGGGCGCAACTGCGGACGACGCGGTCTTGGGCGGCATCTTCGCTGTCGTGGTGGACGAGAGCAGCTCTGCAGGCGACGTAGTGCAGGGCGCACTGATACACATCGCCAGCGTCAGCGAAACAGAGACAGCTGTCGATGTCGTCAGCGGCGTCATCCTTAGCGGTGCCGTCGTTGACCTCATCAGTGAGTACGGCAGCGCATCTGATGCTGCAGCGCACCTGCTGTTCATTCCTGTCATCCGCGAGTCGGCAGCTCCGCAGGCTACTACTGGCGACAAGTACGTTTGGCTGACGGTGGGAGAGCGCAAGTTTGCGGTGGGCTACAGGCCTACTGCACCGTGGATCACAGATCAGCCTGGGTTTGCCCAGGCGGTAGCAAGCTTTGCTCAGGGGCCTCTGGTGCAAAACCGATTCGCTGTGTCTAAGGACACGGCATCGGTTGCTGACACTAACGACTGGCTACTGACCTAAGGAGAACCCATGAGCCAACGAATCGGATCGGCAGAGATTGACGAGCACGAGCATGTCACGCTGATGGACCGCGTCGTGCTGAACGACGGCGCGTACATGACGCAGGCCGATGTCACCAGCATCACTGTTAGCGTTGTAGGCCGAGAGGGCATCGAGCATGAGAACACGCTCGACAAGACTGCAGTGGTGTTCGACACGCTGCAGACCGACGGCTACTGGAACGCTGACCGCCTGGGCTACAACCTGCGATACACGCTCGACACTGAGAACATCATGGCCGGGGGCCGTCAGTACATGGTGATCATCGCCATTGAGACCACCTTCGGCCCTAAGTACTCGAAGTACCAAGTCAAGGTGCGAGACCTCCCGACAGTAGACTCATGGTAGCCAAAGGTGAGTACGAGCCGCGTGGCGCGGCCCTGAAGCTGTTTCTGTCTGATGCGCCTGAGATTCTCATGGAAGGTCCGGCGGGCACCGGCAAGACCCGCGCCGTCCTCGAAAAGGTCAACTACTGGTGCATGCAGGTGCCAGGACTGCGTGCGTTCATTGCGCGAGCGACGCGGGTCTCGATGACTGAATCGGTCCTGGTCGAGTTCGAGGACTCGGTCATCGACCCGACTATCGGCGTCAAGTTCATCGGGGGCAACCGCCCTAACCGGACGGCTTACGTCTACCCCAACGGCAGCTACATCACGGTCGCGGGGCTCGACAACTCTGACCGGATCATGTCGTCGCAGTACGACCTGTGCGCTGTGTTCGAGGCCACAGAGATCAACGAGTCCGACTGGGACAAGATCCAGTCCCGCCTGCGCCATAACCGGCTGCGCTACCAGCAGGCCATCGCTGACTGCAACCCGTCGTTCAGCTCACATTGGCTCAACCGCCGGGCCATGCGCATCAGCAAGAACGGGCAGCCAATGATGACCCGGCTGCTGTCGCGGCACGAAGACAACCCCACTGTTACGCAGGAGTACCTGCAGCGCCTCGATAACCTTAGTGGGGCCCGCTACGAGCGCCTGCGCCTGGGCCTGTGGGTGGACGAGTCAGGCGTCATCCTGCCTGAGTTCGACAGCGAGACGCACGTCGTTGCGCCCAGCACGTCGCTGTGGACGGATGGCCGCAGCCAGATCCTGTACTACGTCGGAGGCATCGACTGGGGCTACCAGAACCCGGGCTGCTTCCAGGTCTGGGGCGTCACGGAGGACGAGCGCATGTACCGGGTGGAGGAGGTCTACTACCGGCACCAGCGCCTGGACTGGTGGGCAGACGTGGTCGAGCAGGCAGACCGCATGTACGACCTGCAGCAGGTCATCTGCGACCCAGCGCAGCCTGAGCACATCGCCATGCTCAATGCACGGCTGGGCCGCCGTGGCGGGCGCAGGACCGGGGCTATTTGCTTCGGCGCTAACAACTCCTGGGCCCCAGGTAGGGACCTAGTTGCAGAATTGCTTAGGCCTAACGACGGCTCTGAGCCCCGCATGTTCTTCTGCAAAAATGCGCACCAGATGCGGGGGCTAGATCCGTCCCTGCTGGAGGAACATTTGCCTGCAACTGCGGAGGATGAGATCCCCGGCATGACCTGGGATGAACCCAAAGAGGGCAGGCCAATTAAGGAGCGCCCGAAGCCCGGTGTTCCTGACCACGCTTTTGACGTGACCCGGTACGTTGCGATGTACTTGTGGGGCAAGGGTGCCCCAGAAAAGCCTTTCCTTAAGGCTCTGCGTCAGGGTAGCGTTGGTGATATCCTGGGCTGGGAGACCGACCTAGCATGATCAAGACCACTCCGGCAAACCTCTGGGACGAGATCCAGGCCGGGCGGAAGTACGTCGATAGCCGTCTGTGCAAGCGACGTGAACTGATCGAGCAGTATCACGGTCGTCACTGGGGCAAGGCTTCTGATTCTCAGCCGAGTATTGAGAACCACCCGTTCGAGTACATCAGTCTCATCCTGCCGCAGATTGTCTACAACAATCCGCGCTTCACGGTGCAGACGATGCGCACTACCCCGATTCACCAGATGGTGTCCGGGGCTTTGCAGCAGGCTCTGAACAAGTGGACAGAAGACTGCGCACTGGCAGATCTGCTGAGGCAGCTGTGCTTCGATTACCTCACAGGGTGGGGCGTGGTGATGGTCACCATGGAGGAGTACGTTGACTTCAAGCTGCCGTACGACGTGAGCAAGGCTCGCGGCTACGACACGCCCATGTGGCCTGTCGTGACGCGCCTGTCGCCTGACGACTTCTTCTTCGACCCGCAGGCTATTGACTGGCACAGCTGCCGGTGGGCTGGTCACCGCCGTCTGTACGACCTGGAAGACCTTCTGTCAGAGGCAGAGGACAACCCGGATGACGGCTGGGACGCAGAGGCAATCCGCGAGCTACGGGCTGACGACCGCCGTGAGCACGCAGACGATGCGCCTGAGCGTCACCAGATCTGGGTGTACGAGGTCTGGTTGCCGGAAGACCGAGAGGACAACGGCAAGGACGAGCACGGCAAGATCTACACGCTTGTCGAGGCCGACCTCACGACTGACCCCGACCGGCAGCGGTTTATCCGCGAGCCCCGCAACTACTACGGCCCGCCGTCTGGCCCGTACGCCATGTTCGGCGCGTACCCGGTCAGCGATGAGCCCGGCTTCGTCAGCCCGCTGCTGGCGACGCTGGAGTCTCAGAGAGAGGCCGACGAGTTTGCCCAGGCGTTCAGCAACGAGGCCAAGAACTACAAGCGTCAGTTCCTGACCAACGACAAGAAGATGGCGGAGATCATGCAGGGCGCTCCGCATGGACATGTGTTCCATGTGGATACGTCGCTGCACGGTACTCACGGCCCGTCGTTTGCCGAGATCCAGTTTGGTGGCGCAACGCGAGAGCAGGCTGAAGGTGTCGCGCAGGCGCGTGACAGGCTGGAGCGCATGACCGGCATGTCCGACGCAATGCGCGGGCAGACAGGTAGCGGCACCACAGCCACTGAAGAACAGATCGCCTTCCAAGGCGGCAACATCCGCGTAGACGACCTGCGCCAGCGGTTCACCCGCCGGTTGGTTCAGATGGCAAAGGCTGTCGCGTGGTACATGTTCACGGACGAGGAGTTCGTGATCCCCATCGGTGGACCGGAGTTCGGCGGCCAGGACGTGTGGTTCGAAGGCGGGGCCAACAGTGGCCTCGTGCAGCTTGAAGGTTTGTCCTTCCACGACTTGGAGCTGGTCGTCGAACCCTACTCCATGGAGCGGATCACCGACTCGGCCCGGATGATGCGGCTTGGTCAGGCTGCAGAGCGTGCAATCGCCATCGGGCAGGTCATGCCCCAGATGCCGTGGCTGAACTGGAAAGAGATCGTCCACGACATCGGCAACGCCTACAACCTGCCGGACTTCTCCAGCCGCTTTAACTGGGAAGCCCTTACAGCTGTCTGGTCACAGGGTGGCATGCCCATGCAGCAGGGCAGCGGAGCAATTGGTCAAGCAAGGCTCCAGTCGCACACTCCGCCGGGTACGCAGACGGCCAAAGTTTTGAGCCCTCTGCAGACCCAGGAGCGCCCTAACGGGCGCAGCTCAGGCCAGTACGCGAAGAACGGAGCGCCGCAACAATGATCTACGAGTTCGAGGATGTTGAGACCGGCGAGTACGTCGAGCTAGACATTCACCCGCTTGAGGTGGCCCCCCTAGGCGCTGTCATGCGCCATGGCGACCGCACACTTTGCCGCGTGCCTAGCATCCCCATGGGTGCCATGGTGCGCAGAGACGTGGCTCATGTGAGCCACCAGCTGTCACGCATCTGGCGTGGCGATGGTCCTGACCCCGCCCCCCGCAGGGACTCTAAGGGCAGGCCTGTGTTCCACAACCGCCGGGAGACCGCAGAGTTTGCGGCTAAGACCGGCATGCATTACGACGAACTATGAGCGACGACACACAAGCTGCAGACACCGCAGTTGATGACTACCTCGGTGGCATCCCGAATCACGTCTCCGGTGGCGCAGAGGCGACCGACGTAGACGACAGCGAGCACTCCGGCGCAAAGTCGGAGTCGGAGATGGACGCCATTCTGGACTCCATCCTCTCACCAGACCCTGAAGAGCAAGAGGAAGCTTCAGATGAAGTACGGCAAGTCGATGAGCAAGAAGAAGGCGTCGTCCAAGATGACGCCGAAGATGAAGATGAAGAAGAAGATGTCGTCCAAAATGACGCCGAAGCGTACGCGGAAGCGTTCTTAGCTCTTAAAGAGCAGGGCTGGGAACAGCCTGACATCCTACAGCTGAGTCGCGCTGACGCGATTCAGATCAGTCGTCGCCTTAGTGCGGCGTCAGCTCCGGAAGGGAAAGTCACCCAAGACGGCGTGCAAACACCTGCTGCTCCTGCGTACGACGCAGTGCAGTTGCGCAGAGTGCTCTCCGACGAACTTGGCGACGACGCAGGCGCGGCAGTGGCCGACGCCCTGGACAAGATTGCTGCGACCGCTGGTGCGGACCCCCGCATCGACAGCCTCACTGAGGCGACCAACGGGCTGCGGCAGATGTTCTTGACCATGGCGACGACTGATGCACGGCGTCAGCTGCAGGACCGCTTTCCTGACTTGAGCAGCGACGGAGCGTTCACTCGCGTGCGCGAGCGAATGGGCGTGCTTGCCAGCTCTGGCGAGTACGAAGACGTTGTCACCCTAATGCAGCATGCCTGCATGATTGAGCTTCCCGAAGGGTCTGCTGGGCCTGCCAAAACGCGGCAGTCGAAGCGGAACGGCCAGCCCTCTCGTCCTGGCCGCAAGGGGTCGTCAGGCCCCATGCCTAAGGAGCATGCTGAAGACGAGGTACTTCGACGGATCCTTGACCCTCAGAGAACCATGACGCCGGAGCAGATCCGGTCTGAGGTCTACGGGTCCTAACACAGGTGACAAACTACCATGACCAGTCTGTCTGATTTCAGCGACTTCATGACCGCAACTGACCAGACGGTGCTTTCGGGCCCCGGCGATCTGGTTAACGAGGCCGTGGAGCGCAGCTATCTGTTCCGTGAACTGATGAAGGGCAAGCCCAACACTGAGGTGTTGCAGGGCGGCAAGACCATCACGGACCAGATCATGTTTGACGAGGAGAACACCTACAATCAGGTGTCTCCCAACGAGGTGTTCGTTTGGCAGAACCCGCAAGTGCTCGACTCCTGGTCGATCAACTGGCGCTTCGGCCTCGACCACATGTCTTTCACTGACCAGGAGATCGAGCTTCAGGTCCCTGCAGGTCTGACTAGGCAAGCGCGTGGCCGGATCTACAAGGAGATCAAGGCTGTCAAGGAGCGCCGTCTGGTGACCTCCATGATCAACGGTCTGGAGGCTGAGCTGTTTGCGGCTCCCAACAACGCTCAGATGGAAGCCGCGTCCGGCAAGAAGCCGTACTCGATTCCGTTCATGATCAACGAGGAGACTAGCGGCCTGACGACCGGCGTCACGACCAAGCAAGGTCTTGACCCGACCACTTACACCAAGTGGGTGCCGCAACAAGAGGGTTGGGCGTACGGCAGTGCTCTGACTGATACCCCCAACAACCCGATCATCACTGCGTTCGACAACATGTACCTCGACCACTCTTTCGACACCCTTCCCGGGTACGAGAGCCAGTCGGAGCCGCGCTCGAACGCCACCATGATCGTCTGCTCGAAGCTGGGCCTCAACTACTACAAAGAGGCCCTGCGCTACGGCAACGACACCTGGGTTTCCGCTGGTCGCCAAGACCCGCACTACGGCAAGCCCATGTATGCGGACATTCCCCTTGTCTACGCTTCGCAGCTGGACACGGCGACCTACATCGACAACAGCGGCACCTTTGTGGATGAGTCCACCGCTGCTGGCCCGGACGGCCCCCGTTACTTCTGGATCAACCGGAAGTACTGGAAGCCCGTCTTCCACACCCGCCGGTACATGTACAAGCACCCGGTGCGTGTCCACCCGAACCAGCCCTCGACGCACGTCCAGGTCGTTGACTGCTGGCACAACTACGTCACCACGTCGCTTCAGCGGCATGGCATCGTCTTCCCCAACACCTGATCTAGGAGGCTACTAGAATGGGATTCCCCCTTATCGCACCCGTGGGCGGCCCGGGCATGGGCCTTCACTTTGGTGACTGCGGCGACCTTCGTTTCTTCTTCCGTGATGTCAGCGGCCCTGGGGCTGTTGCTGTTGGCGACATCCTGGTTGTCGATCCTGGCGATACTTCGTACGACGCTGCCCCTGGCGGCGACAACTCGCGGTACGCCCAGGCAAAGACCCCGACTGCTGCCAACATTGACAGTGGGCTGTTCGGTGTCGTGACCGATGCTGGCGACGGAACCGACGGAACCATCGTGACCATGAAGTTCTGGGGACGCCTGACCGTCAACACTGACGGCGGCGTTGCTGCGAACGACAAACTGGTCGCAACGGCTGGAGCTTCTGGGCAGGTGGCCGACACGGCTAGCGGCTCAGGCCTTCAGAAGATCATCGGCATTGCCGAAAGCGCTGACAGTGGAACCTCCGTTGTCTGCCTTTTCGACGGCATTCATGGCTTCGGCCCTGACGCCACCTGATCAAGCGGGCGGGGTCTTCGGGCCCCGCCCCTACCCCATACAACCATGACCGATTATCCCAGAGGACTTACGGCGCAGCAGGCGATTGACCATGCGCGTTTCACGACCGTCGGCAACGGCGGGGCGTTTCCGACTCACGTCGATCCGCTGGGTCTAGTCAACGAGGCAGGCGAATGGCTGGTCTCCTCGTACGAATGGGCATGGTGTACCAGCCGCATTGTCAAGCTGAGCACGACAGAGGGGCAGGACTATGTGTCCCTGCCGTCTGACTACGGTGGCAACCTTGCTCAGGAGCACACCAGCAGCTTGACGAGCCACCTTGAGCTAGTGTCGCTGAGGGACTTGCTGGCGTACCGCACGTCGTCGCCCGCCATCAGCACGCTGCACTTTTTCGGCGCAGTCAACTACGCGACGCCGCCGGAGGGCGGTGAGCCGCAGCCGCGCCTGCTGCTGTACCCGACGCCTACGTCTACGCAGGCAGATGTGTTTACGGTGATCTACACCGCTCGCTGGCAGTATGTGGGCGAGGCGTCGGACTTCCTGGTTGTGCCGGGCTACTGCGTGACGCTGTACCTGGAGGTGCTGCAGCACATTGCGCGGGGCCGCATGGAGGAAGACGCAGGCAGCGTGTCGGCGCGGCTGCAGGGGCTGCGCAACAGTGACCTGTTCCTGTCAGCCAAGAACATGGACGCTCGCACGCAGAGCGACTACGGGCCTATGACGAACACCCACACTACACGCAACTGGGTGAACAACTACTGGCCTGATGACTTCGGCTATGTAGAGGGTCCGAGCTAATGGGGCGCATCGAGTTTCCCAAGAAGGGTCTGTCCGACGACACAGCGTTTAGCGACCAGCCTCCGATGACTACGTCGGAGGCGCTGAACGTGCGTACTATCGACCCGTCTACGGGTCGCAGTCGTGGCGGCCAGCGTTCGGGGACCACTCGATTCGTCAGCAGTCAGCTGGATACGGGGCCGGTGCAAGCCATGGCGCAGACCATGAAGCCGCAGACGCCCTTCACGTTTAGCAGCCTTGGATCTGCGCCTGCTACTCAGTCGTCGGCCACTGGCTCTATCGAGCTGACAGGCAACGTCACGGCTCGCGTGTCAGACGAATCTGGGTTCAACGTCGGAGACCAGTTGACCATTTCGGATGGCACTACGTCGTACACGTTTGAGGCAACGGTTATCCCCCCGGACAACCAAGTGCCCCCGCCCACGTCGGACCCTAGCTACATCGGATTTCAGGCAGACCAGAACGACACGGCGATCACTATCGCGGGCCTGCAGGTGGCTGTGTCCGGGGCGGACTTCTTCATTGGCGCAGTTGTCGATGAGAACAATGACAGCCTGCTGCAGCTTCAGAACACCAACACCGACGCTGGCGCGGCTGGAAACGTAGCGATCACGGTCAACGAGGTCAGCGGCAGCGACTTCGTTGTGACAGGCATGTCCGGTGGCGCGACGACCACGGCGACTAACCTGACAACTGAGTGGGAGCGTGCGCCGGGCACGTCTACTCAGACCAACTACATCGCCACTGACTCAGACAAGAACGTCTGGGCGGTGACCGACGCCAACCAAGCTGTGCTGTACAACCCCGATGGCGCAAAGGTTGACAGCGTGTCTCCGCCAGTTCCGCTTGGTCACACAATGGTGCCGCGCATCGGCCTCGGTGACGACGAGTCAGTGTATCTGGCGTCGAAGGCGGATGACGGCACGACCAGCCGCGTGTGGCGCTACGTCAGGTTCCTGGACCGCTACGAAGAGAAGTGGACTCTCGACGTTGATGGGTCTGTTCAGGAGCTACACGAGAACGCTGGCCTGCTGTACGTCGTCACCGACATGCTGGAGGTTGAGGACGCCACTGTCATGGGGTATCTGACGGGGTATGCAGGCCTAACGCTGGGGTCGCCCTTCGTTGCGTTTCAGTCGGAGTGCCCGACTCCCACCTACTCGATGCAGATCAGCCCGACATCCGGGCAGCTGCTGCTGTCGCACCCTAAGAACGAGTTTCGCGGGCGTGCGGAGGTAAACAAGAACTACTCAGGGCAATCGGCTTACCCTGACCTTTGGACGCCGTGGGACCTCGATGACTACCAGAGTCGTCTGTACTTCTGGGTGAGGGCTGAGGACGCAGAGGCGGACGATGAGGGTACTCCGTGCGTTAACCGCGACAGGGTACAGGTTATCCCTGACCACCGCCTTAGTCCGCCCGACGGATACGCAGCGGTGTTTGATACTACTGAGCGCACGCTGATTGCCGATCCGGCTGGTTCTAGGCGAGAACCGCCGGACTACCGCGACGATCTCGGTCTGCCGCAAATCAGGTTTTTCGGACAGAGCGGCGCCTCCGCTACTGGCGTAACTGGGCGTGTTTTGACCAGCAACGGCACCAACTCTTCAGGCGTTGGCTGGAAGTCGTCGCTTGAAGACACCATTGCAGACCAGACGCCTATCCCGAACTACGAGAAGAGTCGGTTTGCCGTCGTAATGGCGATCAAGCTGGCTGACATTGAGCCGGATATTGCCGACGCAGACCTGCTGTCTCGCGTGATCTGGTCAATGGCGACTGATGTCTCTGGCACTGCAGGGGCTCAGCAGGGGTGCCCTCTGGGGTTCGTGTACAACACGTCCGGTGGCAAGTACAACGTCGGCGGGTTCACGACAAAGCGAGCTTCTCTATGGCTGGACGTAGGGCCGTATGACCCTACTGCGGGCGTTGGCCCGGTCGGCAGTTTCCTAAATGGCGAAGTCGCTAGCGGTGACTGGCCTTCCCCCAGCGCCACTACTCAGCCGTCACTGGTGAACTACAACGAGCAGGTGTCCGTGACATCTGGCAAGTTTGCCATCGTGACCATCGTCAAGAACAACAGCGGCGAGCACTACAACGGCGGGTCGCCCGTTGCTAGCGACGGTCGGGCAACCTCTGTCATTCGGATCAATGGCCGTCAGGTAGACAGCTTCGAGTTCCTGCTCGACAAGTTTGGCTCTGGCAACAAGTTTGTCATGGGCTGCCGCAGGGCCTCTCTGTCTCAGGACGCTGCCAACGAGGTGTACAACGACCTGTTTGGTGGGTACAGCAGCTTCTCTGGCGCGTTCTTCGAGATGATCACGGTGCTGGGCCCTAGCTCCGGCACCACCTCTGGCAGCATCAACGACCTCGACATCTCCTGCCCGTACGGCAACGAGGGCGCAGGTGGCACAGTGGAGGAGGGCTATGCAGTCAGCGGCAGCGTGGCTTCCCACACAGCACGAGCTGACGCTGGCTATGCGACGGAGATCGAGCGCATCGAGGGCTACCTTGCCCACAAGTACGGGATGGCGCACGCCTTTCCTCGCGACACTACAGGGTCCACCAACGGCCCGACCAAAGACAGTAACGGCTACTACCAGTCGCACCCGTTCGGGGGGCCTGGATTCATGCCGCTTGGGCCTAACCGCACCAACGACCAAAAGTCCTTTCTGTACAACTTCACTGCCTGCAACACGCTGTGGACTGCCGGTGGTGAGCTGCTGGACATTGCGCGTGGTGGCGGCACGGGCGTGGCGTCAGGGTGGGGCCCTGAGGGTGATGCGTTTACTGCGGGAGACCGTGACGAGCACATCTATGACACCCTGGCTGTTGAGCGCGACATCGCGTACCGACGTATTGAGATCGTTGGCAACCGCTTCAACCATGGTCGCTGTGCTCGCGCATACGTCACGATTGAGGCTACCCCGCCTAACGGGGAGACCATCACGCTTGATGACGGCCTGACGACGGTGGTGTTTGAGTTCACTAACGGAGCTGCATCTGGCGGTAACACCAAGGTGGACACGAACGTCACAGGCACTGACTACAGCAGCGTGTCCAAGTTGATTGCCGACAACTTCGTGGACGCGGTCAATGCGTCTGCTTTGTTGATCAATGCGTTCCACGCGGACTGCCGCAGTGACCCGCACCGGGTTGAGCTGCTGCAGGCGGTTCTGGGCTCCGCAAAGAACACCACGATTACCTACTCGACAGCTGGCAAGCTGGCCGGAGATGCAGCCTTCTCCGGTGGGGCGAACGACGGCGACGGGTGGAAGGCGCGGAACGTCGATCAGTTCGACAACATGAACCCTGGCTACGGCTCAGGGGTAGAGATCAAGTCGGACGACGACGGCAACCTGTATCACCCTGAGCGCACCTACAAGTGGTCTAACACTATCGTGCGCCGCAGGGCCACGACCGGCACAGTGCAGTGGCGCTACCTGTTTGCTGGTGACGAGGTGGGGACTGGCGTGATCCCGCTGGGCAACCCGCTGTCGTACGGCAACAATGCCACGGTAGACGGCCCTGAGTTCGTGTATGCGTCGCACGAGACCAACGCAGATGACGACCTGAGTCTACAGAAGCTGCGCGTGCTAGAGATCACTGAGGATCTCACGGCCTTGGCCTCGCGTGAGGCCGTGTACCTGGGCGTAAGCAGCGGCTCGCTCTACAAGTTCAACCGCAATGGCAGCGTCACGGCGGTCACGGGCGGCTCGTCGCTGTTCAGTGCAGACACTCCGTACATTCAAAGCGCAGTGCTGGGCCGCAAGGTCTTCATGACTGATGGCTTGACGGCGCACTACTACGACGTAGACGACGACGAGGTCAAGGCGTTTACGTCAGACACCCGTTCAGTGCCCCCCAAGCGGTTCCGCCTTATTGCGTCATGGCGCAACCGCCTCGTTGTGGCGAGGATTCCTGGCGACGACACCAACTGGTACATGAGCCGGTCGGGTGACCCGTTTGACTGGGACGAGACCCCGTCGGTTGTGGACGCTCAGCAGCCGGTGTCCGGCAACATCAGCAAGGGCCGCGTGGGCGAAGCCCCTGACGTGATCAACTGCCTGATCCCCTGGTCTGATGACCTGCTGATCATTGGCGGCGACCGCTCGATCCTGCGCATGACCGGCGATCCCATGCAGGGTGCGCAGCTAGACCTCGTGTCTGACTCCACCGGCATCGCGTTCCTCAGCCCTTACTGCAAGGACCCCGACGGCACGGTGTTCTTCTTCGGCAGTCGGGGCGGAGTGTGGGCCATGCCCCCCGGCGGGCTGCCTACGCGCATCACCATCTCCAGTATTGAGCGCCGGATGCAGGCGCTGGCGCTAGACGAGTACCGCATCGAGATGGTGTGGAACTACTACGACGAGGGCCTGCACGTCATCCCGGTGCCCTATGACTTGGCGTCTGACTCGCTCCCGAAGTCGTGGTTCTTCGACGCCAAGCACGGCAGCTGGTGGGAAGACTCGTGGCAGGACAGTGCTACTGGGATTCGCTCCGTGCTGCTTGCCGACGGTGATCAGCCTGATGACCGGCGCGTACTGCTGGGCTGTCGCGATGGCCGCGTGCGTTACGTTGACCCTAATTCAGAGACTGACGACGGCGTGTCCATCGACAGTCAGGTGCTGATTGGCCCCCTTGCGCCTGAAGCCGCAGAGGTTGAGGCCCGGTTCCACCAGCTGACATCTGTCCTGGGCACAGAGCTGGGCGGCGTGACGTGGGAGATCCTGACTGGCGAAGACGCTGAGTCTGCTCAGGTGGTGGGCTCCGGGCGGTGGGTGCCGGGGCGCAACCCGATTAGCTCTGAGCGGTGGGTGGGCCCTGCGTGCTGGATCCGCTTGCGCTCAGGTTCTAACAACGCATGGGCGCTAGAGTCGCTCAGCGTTACCGTTACCCCTACCAGCAGAAAGCGAGTCCGATGACTGGCCGTGCCCTATCAGGCAGCGTGAGCAGCACCCTCGGCGCTGCAGACCCGCGCAATCGTCGCAACCATCAGGCTGAGCTGGCTGAGTCGGACGTGCGCATTGATGCGTCGCTAGAGCTAGACGACCGTCAGCGCCTGCGGATCAAGGGGGCGGCGGACCCCGGCTCTCCGCCGACTGACACTGTGGCGAATCTGGCGGACTACGTCACGTCGCTGGTCAATGAGCTTCGCAACGCCGGTTTGATTAGGAGTGAGTGATGGGTTGGTTTAGTGATGTGCTAGACGATATCACTGGAAAGAGCGATGTCGAGAAAGCCAACAGAATTGCGAAAGAGCAGCTGGCAAAGGGTCTAGCGGAGCTGGGTGGTCCCGGGGAGGGCACCACGTTCTTCGACTTGATGCAGCAGATGCTAGGCCGCTCAGAGTCAGCCTTGCGCACTGGCACAGAGCGCGGCGCTGGTCTTCTGGAGACAGGCTACGGCCAAGCTCGCGGCGCTCGTCGCAGGGCGTATGAAGGCGCGATGGCCTCTCTTGCAACTGGGCAGTCGCAGGCAGAGCAGCGCATTGGGGCTGGGGCAGCGGGCGCGGTAGAGGCAAGCCTGAAGGCGCAGCAGCAAGCCCTTGCGGCCATGGGTCAGCAGGCAGTGTCTAGCGGACTAGGCGGTGCGACCCGCGCAGCGCAGGCAGGCAACATCGCCGCGCAGACAGCGGAGGGCATGTCAGGCGCGTTTGCGCAGCAGAGCGGGCAGCTGGGCCAGATCGCCCAGATGGCAGCTAGCGAGCGAGCGCAGACCCAAACGCAGTACGGGCAGGACATAGGCAGCATGTTTGCCCAGCAGGGGCAGCAGCTAGCTGGCCTAGAGACGAATCTTGGGTCAACGCTTGCGCAGCTGTACGCCAACCAAAGTCAAATGTACAGCCAGTACGGACAAGCTCGCGCTGGCTTGATGCAGGGTCTGACGCACATCATCCCGCTGTCGCCGCTAGAGAACATTCAACAGGTGGCAGACATCGGCGCGACAATCGCAGGTGCGGGCAAGGACGCATAGGGGCTTACTGATGGTTGAAATTATTTTTGCTGGCGGTCGTCAAGGGGCTCAGGGCAGTTCGAGTCTTTATCAAAAGATGATGGCCTACAAAAGCCTGCGGCAGCGGCAACGCGAGTTTGAAGCCAGCCAGAAGCAGCAGAAGTTTTCCAATGAGATGGCGCGGGAGGCGATGGACCTGCAGAAGCGCGAGCTTGGCCTAAAGGAGCAGCAGTATGAGGCGGAGCAGGCGCAAGCAGCTGCGGAGGAGGAGGCCGCTCGCCAGCTGTATGAGATGGAGGCGATGAAGGCGCTGCCGCAGGGCGCTGGCGTGCTTGCCGCTAATCAGTTTGACGTGATGAGGCAGCTGGGCGTCTCTTCTGGGCCGCAAGGTTCGGTCACCGACATTCGGGCGGGCGTTCACTACGACGACCCGTTCGATGACCCCAGGGTCATGCAGCTGTACAGCCAGATGTCCCCAGATGATCAGAAGGGATTCTTGGCTAGCGTCAAGCTGCAGCAAGAAGAGGCTCGTGGCTCTGCAATGCGGGAGCGCCTGGGCGGTCTGCTGATGAGCGGGCAGCAGAAAGGCATGTTCACTGACATGGAGGCACAGCAGATCGCTGCGCTAGGCGCTCAGGACCCAGCGGCTGCGCTGAAGGCTGTAGAGGAGAAGCACGCTGTAGTGGCGGAAGAGCAGCACCGGGTCCAGGGTATCGAGAAGTCGATAGGCAAGATGAACGGTCTGGCTATCGCGCTTCAGGAGGCAGGCCAGTGGACTCCGGCCATGCAGACAGCCCTCATCAACGCGCAGAGTGCTCTCAGTCCGTACGACACACGGAATTCACAAGAGGTCATGGATGCTTTCATGAGGTCCATGAACCCTTTGAACGAGCAGATGGCCCGGGGCGAGGTGGACGTAATACCGTTGCCGATGGCCCCGAAGGCTAGGCCTGAAGGGGTAGATCCCGGCACTGTCAAGCCCGGCACTAGCGGGATCGAGCAGGCTGCTGGCGTTGAGGACGCGCCCCCATCCCTGCAGCAGCTTATCGCAGCCGGGCAAGGGTTAAACGCTGCCGGGCAGGGGGTGGACCGTAGGCAGCCCCAGCCTGAAGGGCGGACGGCTCTTCCGGCTGCCTCTCATCCGTACTCCTCGCCAGTAGAAAGCGAGCCGCAGCCTGCTGCTGCTGCTGCCGCCGCTGCTGTGCAAGAGCCGGTCCCTGAGCCTCCGCCCATGGGCTCCCCTGTCGCTCCGCTAATCGAGGAAGAGCCTGCGCCTGCAAGGCCCCCGGCCCCTTCGCAGCAGGTTAGCGAGCAGGAAGAGGTTGAGGCGGCTCGTATGCGGGCGTCGGGCGCACCTAAGAAAAACCCTGAGATCCTTGAGCACGAGAACAAGAATCGTGGCCACCGCACGCTCATCAAGAAGGCTCAGCGTAAGCTGGAAGACGCCCAGGAGATCGTGCAGCAGTTTCAGGACTACATGGCTAGCAACCCTGACAAGGGCGATATGAACTACAGCCGCCTGAAGAGCAAGGCTGAGGCTGCTCAGAAGGTGATTGACGCGGAGCAGAAAGAGATCCGCAAGCTGGAGAACAGGATCAAGGTTGCGGACAAGCGCATTGCCGAGATCATGAAGCGAGAGGCCCGCAACGCCCGCAAAAAGTGACTACCGCCCCGCAATCTGACAACGTCTGGTCTCAGGAGAAGTTCCAAGAGACCTACTGGCTGGCACGCAAGGGCAACAACGGTCTGCCGCTGCCGGAGGAGCACATGCGCTACCTCCTGGGCAAACGCGGCCTGCCGTATCTGCCGAACTTCCAGCAGTACATGGACGAAGGTCTGTTCGAGGAGAAGACTCTGGGGACAGGGTTCTTCGAGAAGGGCTTCTTTGACTATGTCCCGCTAGTAGGTGCGGGCAAGGAGAGCATCGAGCTTGTGGGCTTCATGGACTCTGCCCGCAAGATGCAGGAGGGGACCGCTACGCCTGCAGAGCAAGAGCAGGTGATGCGAGCCCTGATTGATCAGGCGCGTCCTACGACTGCTGGCTACACGTTCACCAGTCTGCTGTCACAGTCACCGACGTTTGCGGCTGAGTTCCTGCTGGGTGGTGTCGCGCTGGAGCGGCTGGGCTTCGAGGCGGCAAAGGAGCTTGCTGAGAAGAAGCTCAAGGACGGCCTGTTCAGGAAGATCTCGACCTTTGGTACTGAGGCTGCCCTGCGTGCGGCCACGGCGGGCCTGCCCCGCATTCCAGGCGAGGCTGCGCAGCGTTCGCTGCAAGCGTCTGGCATCAGGGTCGAGCCCAACGAAGAGCAGCAGATGGTCGTTGCCTTCGACTCTGAGCTGCCGACTGTAGTGGACATGCTGCCTGAGGCGTTTGTGTCTCAGTTCATGGAGCAGGCGTCGGAGATGTCTGGTGGTGCCATCGCAAGCACCACCGTCGGCAAGCTCATGGGCAAGTACGACCCGCTGGCGTTGCTGGCCCGCAAGGTCCAGGAGCGTGCGTTCGGCAGGGCGTCGGCCAAGTACGGCGAGGAGGCAGCCAAGCGCATGCTGGCTAAGACGGGCTTCCAGAGCGGCGGCCTGTCGGAGATGGCAGAGGAAGTGGTGGGCGACCTGGGTCGCTGGGCCTCGGACATCATCCCTGGGCTCGACATGCACGAGACCTTCTGGGGTGCGCTGCCGTCGATGGACATGGACACGCTGGCGGAGTACGCCGCATTCGCTGCGTTCGGTCAGGGCATGGAGGCTGGCGTGACAGGCCTGCATGCAACGATGCAGGGGAGGTCAGCGTGGTTCCAGACTGAGCAAGCAGCCCGCACTAATGCGGCCAACCTTCCGGGTGACGTGGCCGTTGAGATGGACCGCCGAGGCAAGTACCGGCTGGTGCGTGACGGCGAGCGCGTCCCGTTTGCAGAAGTGTGGGCGGCTAACGCAAAGCTGAGCGAGCGGCTCCTGGAAGACAAGGAGGCCGAAGGCTTTCAGCCGACGCCTGAAGGCCCGCGAGAGACGATCCGCCCGGAGTACGACGTGCTGCCGGAAGAGGGCGACGAGAACATCGTGGCCCTTGAGGATTTTAAGCGGGAAGGCAAGCTCAGCAGCGACGCGCAGTTTGTTCCTCACGAGGAGGCTAGCCCTCAACTGCGTGAGGCTATCAAGGTAGCCGAGGCCTTTGGCACCAGGGTGTACCTGTACAGGTCAGAGCGTGCTGGCGTGGGTGGGTGGAGCCGCCAGCCGGGCAGCATCTCCATCAACGTGGATGCCAAGAACGCTGCGCAGCACATCATCTACCACGAGCTAGCTCACGATCTGGGGCGCAGCCTTGGTGCTGTGCGGCAGAAGGAGTTTCTCCAGGCGCTCAAGAAGGTTGCTCCTGAGCGCATGGACGAGATGCTGCAGCAGTACATCGAGCAGTCAGGGAAGAACCCCTGGCGCGGATGGGACCCGGCAGACGCAGAGTACGCTCAGCTGGATGAGGCCAGCGCCGAGTACTTTGCGTTCCTGGAGTACCTGCTGCCGCAGTTGATCCAGCCGGACAACCCCGCTGCTCGTGATCTGCGTGCCGACCTGCTTGGTACGTCTGATGGTCGCAGCGTTCTGACTCGCCTGTTCCAGGCTATCGAGCGCGTGATGCGCAGGCTGGTAGGCCTTGCTCCTAAGCAGTACGCCACTGCAGCAGACAGAGTGGCTAAGGCGCTGCAGGCCATCAACGAGCGGGCAGCAGCAGACCGTCAGCGGCGTGGGCTGCCAGAGCAGTCACCGTACACAGAGGCTGACCTCAACGCTGCGTTCCAGTGGGCAGACCAAGCCCAGGCTGTAATCCAGTACCGCAAGGAAGGGCTGCCGGATGTCGATGTGTCTGACCAAGCCTCGTTTGAGGGGCGTGCTCGTCAAGCGCAGCGCCAGCGGGAGCAGCGAGAGGCTGAGCTACAGGAAGAGTGGGATGCTATCCCTGACGTGGGCGTGGCTGAGTTCCCGACGCCCCCTGCTGAGCGCCCTGAAGATGATTCTCTTGAATTCGATTCGAGTGACCGGGGCAACCCAGACAAAGGGCCGTACCATTACGTCGTCCTGAAGCCGGACGGCACGGTCTTCCTCCGCAAGTCTGCTGATCGCAAGTATACGCATGCTGTGGTTTATGGTTACCCGCATGAGAAGGCGAGCTACCACAGCAGCAAAAAGCTGGCTCGCCAAAAAGAATCCAGGTCGAGACCCGGCTCTCGCGTTGTTAGGGTCGCTCTGGTTACCCCGGCAAAGTTCAAGCAGCTCAAGTCCAATGAGGCAGACAAGGTCGCCATACAGGACGCTGGTGTTCTGCCCCTGGAGAGCGATTACCAAACCACGTTTGTGGAAGGGGACGTGAAAGCTGCTCTACAGCCTTTGGTGGAGCGCGGGGTAATTGATGAGCAGCAACGGGATAGTGTTGATCAGACGCTAATTAACATTGAGCTGGATGCCCAAGAGGATACCGGGGGGACGAGAGAAGGGGGCGGCACCGGGTTTCATATTGACAGCTATATCGACGGTACTGAGTGGCTGAGTAGTGTCGAGCCAGAGCTGTCAGGCGATCAGGCGGCAGCGGTCAGTGAAGTTATTTCCGCAATGCCACGCGGCAGGGTGCGCCTTCGAAGGTTTGTCCCTGAGCCCGAACAGCCTGCTGCTGCAGAGCCCCCTGCTCCCGCTGCCGAGCCTGCGCCCGTTGCCGATGAGCCGGTCACGGTAGTCTCAAGGCGTCGGGCACGCGATGAAGACGAGCGGATGGTGACGTACCTCACGCTTTCAAGCGGGCGTGAGGTTGGGGTGGTGCGCAACCCGGACGGTGGCAGCGGCGGGATAGCGGGGTGGTATCTAGCGGAGACTCGCCGCCCCAAAAACTTTGGGGAGACGTTTACGGTAGACCCCTACCTGGGCGACAAGCTTGACGAGGCTGTCGAAAAGGTCATCGAGCTTGAGGGCCAGGGCTTCTTTGCTGAGCAGGAGACTGGGTTTGTAGAACAGCCTGCAGCTCCAGAGGCCCCGCGCCCGGCGGAGGCTGCCCAGCCTGACCTGGAGACTACGCAGGTTGACGACGTTCTGTACCACGGCGCGTCCACTGAGGTGTACGGCGAGCTGCTTGCTGACTACCCCCGTCGCAGCAAGGACAAGGGGTACTTCGGCATAGCTGTCTACTTCTCGTCAAGCAGGCAGGTAGCCCAGTTCTACGCTGAAATGAACGACGACCGGGTGTATGAGGCCCCGGTCAGGCTGAACAACGCTATCGTCATTGGCCGCGACAAGAAGGCAGGGGCTGAGCGCGTTGCTGAAGCACTTGGCGTTCAGGCTAAGCCAGATTGGGACGGCGATCAGCAGACCAACGAGGAGTGGTCCCGCGAGTTCACTGACCGGGCACGCGCTGCTGGCTACGATGGCGCGGTGTGGGAGTCCGAGGACGGCACACGGGAGGTCGCTTCGTACAAAGACGTGTCGCTCGGCACCGAGGACTACACGACAGACGAGATCACGGAGCTGCTAGACGTAGGGGTGAGTGTGGCGCGTAACAAGATGAGCGCCATGCTGAAGCAGAAGATGGATCCAGAGGATCTGTCCAGCCCAGCGGTGATGGAGCTTCTGAGTCAGCCGCGCCTGCCGATGGCCGAGGCCAAGAAGCTACTGGCGACCATCGTCAACAACCGCATCAGGGACGCTGCCAAGTTCTATGGGGCAGAGAAACGGCAGGCCACACGCGAGCAGACCATCAGCGTGCCGGAGGGTGAGAGCACCTTCGACATCGAGGACGTGGACATGGATGCTCCTGAGGCGCGGATGCAGCAGGAGGAGACACGTGCCCAGTTGATGTCTGTGCTCAGCGACCTCAAGGAAGATGAGCAGCAGGCCCTGCTGGAGAGGGCCAAGGGCGAGAGCTTTGCCAGCATCGGCAAGAAGCTGGGCATTAGTGCCGAGGCCGCACGGAAGAAGCACGACCGCGCAATGGCAAAGGTGCAGGGTCAGCAGAATGAGCGGGCAAAGCAGGCTGCTGAGCGCCCGCTGCCGCCGCAGGCTGAGCCGCCGCGTACGCCTGACGTGACGGCCTCCAGGCCCGCGAGAGCGCCGACGCCGCCGCCTGCGGCTCAGGTGCCGGAC